GGCGCTGGTGAACAGGTAGTTGCCGGTGAAGTGCACCCGGCCGGCGCTGTCCCGGTTCAGGAACGCGGGCGCGCCGCCGGACCGGTCGATCTTCCCGACGGTGACACCGCCGATGGTGGTGGGCCACGCGCCGATCAGGCCCTTGTCGATCGTTCTCGCCATCGACTCGGTGTCGGTGTAGTCACGTTGCGCGCCGCGGAACCGGAACTGTGCGCCGGGCACGTCGAACGCCTGCTCCAGCAGGAACCCGGCGCCTGCGGTGGGGAACACGAACACGCACCGGTCCGGCTTGTTCCCGGGGGTCATCGCGAAGTCTTCGGGGGTGCCGACGGCGAGCGGGCCGTCCCCGTCCAGCGGCCACCACGGCTGTGTTTGCAGCCAGGTGGTGACGTCGGCGACGGGCAGCATCAGCCAGCCGCCCGCATGATGCGGTTCGCGATGTGCTGCGGGTGGTCCAGCGGGTAGGACCGGTGCCCGGCGTCGCGTAGCCGGTTCTTCTCCCGCAGTTCGGTTTCGTCGAGGCGTGGGACGAGCGGCGGCCGGTCGTAGACGGTTTCACCGCCGTCGACCTGCACCTTGCCCTCGTCCAAGTGGTTGACGTGACCGCCGCTGACGACGGAGGGGTGCGCGGAGTTCCGCAGGTCACCGAACTCGCGGGGCGCGTCGTCGTACACGTCGCGGGCGACGTCCTCGACGACTTCCTGCATGCCCAGGCGTGGCCCTTCCGGGTCGAGCAGGTGTTTCGCGAGGGTCCGGGCGTGCGCTTCGGAACCGCCGACCATCGGGTCTTCGAGGTATTTGGCTTTCCCGCCGCGCGGGTGTTCCCAGAGGAGTTCTTCGTGTTGGCGGTGGGCGTACACCTGGTTCACCTCGACCACCCCGATCAGATGACCGTCACCGACCCGGTTGGCGAGCTCGTCGATCCGGGCGAAGAATGTGGATTCCATCATCTCACCAGCCGGGGCGTGGGAACACGTCGTTGGTGATCCCGGACCATTGGGCGGGGCGTTGCACGAGGTGGAAGTCTTGTTCGGTCCACAGGTCGCCGGAGGTGGGGTTTTTGACGACGTTCGCGGCGGCGGCTTCGTCACCTCCGCCGCCTGGTAGTGGCAGGGGGAAGGTGCCGTTGGCTGCCTGTCCGAGCAGGTTCTGCGCGCGGTTGTAGCGGAGTTGGATGGTTTCGCCGGGTTGGATGGGGTCGCCGCGCCGGTAGGTGAGGGTGGCGAGGTAGGCGGCGATGTCGCGGGTGATGTTGACGACGACGGTGGGTGGGTCGATGAACGGGGTGTCGTAGCGGGCGGCGAGGCGTCCGTCGACTTCGTCTTGGGCTTCGCTGATCGCGTCGGTCAGGTCGCTGTCGGTGAGGCTCGCGGCGGTGCCTGCGGCGTTTTCGGTGCCGGCGAGGATGAGCCGGACGTCGGCGGGGTCGAGGTACGGCACGGCGGTCTCCTCTCAGGCGATGTACATGGCGCCGGCGTTGATGACCGGCACTTCGGGGTTGTCGGTGACTTTCACCCACACGTAGACACGGGTTAAGCCGGTGCCGGTGGAGAAGTCGACAGCGCCGCCTTCGGGGCCGACGAGGAGACGCGCGGCGTACTTGCCGCCGCCGAGGTTTTCCCATTGCGCGACGTGCCAGTCGGTGTCGGTGGGGACGGCGCTGGGGCTGGTGATCAGCGCCATGTAGACGGGGTCGGTGCTGACGTCGACGGTCGTGCCGTTGACGGTGCCGGTGACGGGCACCTTCCAGTATTCGGTGGACAGTCGCGATGGCATCGGCGGTCCCTCTAGCTGCTGGGGGGGCTGGTGGCCCATGCTGTCGTCGGCTGACCGGCGGTCCAGTCGGGGTTGCTGGGGGTTGCTGCCGTCCACCCGGTTGTCGGGGTGAGCGCGGTGAGGGTGAGGTCGCGGGTCGGCCCGTACCGGCCGGGGGCACCGGTGACGCCGAGCTGCGCGGGGAGGCCGTCGAGGAGTGCCTGTTGCTGGGCTTGTACTGCACCGGCGAGTGCGGTGACGGTGAGGGTGGCTGGTTGCCCGAGCAGGTCGAGGATCTGTTGCGCGGTGACGGTGCCGGGGGTCGCGGTGACGGTCAGCGGGGCGGCGGCGCCTGTGAGTGGCGCGCCCTGGGCGGCGGTGACGTCACCTGCCGTGCCGGTGAGGGTGCAGGCGGCCGGGGTGCCGTCGAGGATGGCGTTCTGGACGGTGGAGACGGTTCCGGCGACGCCGGTGACGGTGAGCGCGGCCGGGGTGCCGGTGTCGTCGACATCGTCGGTGACGGTGACCGCACCGGGCACGCCGGTGATGGTCAGGCTGGCGGGGGTGCCGGTGTCGCTGTAGTTCTGGACGGCGGTGACGGTCCCGGCCGGGGCGGTGATCGTCGCCGTCGCGGCGGTTCCGGTGAGCGGTGAGGTCTGTGTCGCGGTGACGGTGCCAGCGACGGCGGTGATCGTGGCGGCTGCGGTGGCACCGGTGAGGGTGGCGTTCTGGACTGCGGTGACCGTGCCCGCGACACCGGTGATGGTCGCGGCGGCGGCTACGCCGGTGAGGTTGACGCTGACCGGGCTGGCCGCCGTGACGAGCCCATAATGACCGGGTTGCAGGATCGGCGCGGCGCCGGGGACACCGGACCGGACAGCCAGCGTCATGTCAGGTGCCGGCGGTTGTGTCGAGCAGGCCGAGGAGCAGCCGGATGATGCCGTTGCACTGCTTGGTCAACGCCTGCACCTGAGCGGCGTTCTGCGCGTTGCTCGGGCTGGCGATGGCCTGGAAGGTCGCGTTGTTCGCCAGCGCCTGCTGAGCCTTGGTCTGCAAAGCCTGAAGATTCGCCGTCGTGCTGCCGTCAGGGGCGGTCGTGGATGACGACCAGGAGCCATCGGAGTAGGTGGTTATCGTGGTCACGGACCCGTCCGGGTTATCGATTGTCCGCGTCCCGGTCACGGTCTGGCTCACGACAAAGCCACCCAGGGTGACAGGTTGATGCTGAGTGCGCTGCTCAACGTCAACGAGGACGGCAGCGACGTCTGCGAGGCGAAAGCCATCACACGGGAAGTGGCGACGGTCAGCCCGGCGTTGACGATCCTCGTATCGCTGCTCGAGCTGAATCGGTACATGGTCGGCATCGTCGCAGCGTTACTGCCGTTCCCCAGGACCGCCGCATACAGGTAGACCCCCGGACCTCCCGCAACAGTGATGGGCGTGGTCATCGCAATCGTGAGCGGCCCGGTCCCGGCCGTGCCGAACGCTGTCGTCTGGTCCGCTGACACCGCCAGGCGCGTACCCGAGGTGTCGTAGAGGCCGGCGAAGTTCTGCCCGCTGGTGAGTGCTGAACCGGAAGTGCCGAAAAGCAGGACGACGTTCGACACGGTCATGGTCGTCGGAACAGGAACTTTCAGCAGGTACAACTCCCCCGGATTCAACGCGAACGCGCCTGTCAGCACGATCAGGTCGTAGGTCCAGGTGAGCCAGCCGTAGTCAACCGCCCGGAAGCTAGAGATCTGGTTGTTACCGTAAAGGCCGGTGCGAGTCGCGGCAGCCGCAATGGTGTAACCCGCCTGGATTGACGTGGTAGACGCCGTGTACCGGGAGGACTCCTCCGCTTGCCGGACAACCGTCAGTGTGTCTATGGATCGGGCCGTGATCCAGACGTACTCCTTCACCGTCTCCGGTGACGTTGACGTGTCGACGATCACGGCCGGGATGAACTGGTTCGTGCCGATGGTGCCGAAGTTCGCGCCGTCACCGGTCGCGACGTTGATCCCAGTCGCCGTGGCCGAACCGATCGCTGATGATCCCGCCTGCACCGTCGAGATGACGTTGTTCAGGAACAGTGGCAGGGAGCTTGTCACCGGTCAGATCCTGCCAGACCGGTTGCCGCTACCGCCGTTGCAAGCCGCACAATGGGGCGGCTGGTCGGCGGCCTTCCAACGTCGGCCAGCCATCACGACGCCGTGACCGCCAGCACGCCCGGCACCGTCACCGAGAACGCGCCACCATTGGACGCGGTCTGCGTCCCACCCAGATCCTCATACGCGAGCACGAACGACGTCGAGTTCGTCCCCGTGTCCTTGTAGAACACGATGAACGCCCCCGCCAACGTCCCAGGGTTCGCCGTCGTCCACGACAAGTCCGCCGCGTCCAACGTCGTCACCGTCGACGTCGTCGTGATCGTCTTCGACGTCAACGTCTCACCCCGCGCCGTGTACCCCGACCCGGACGTCTCCGTCCCCGCCACCAGCACATCCGCGATCGTGTCGTGCGACGCGCTCGGCGTGTACGTCGCCAGGATCATCGCCTTGATCGTGTCCGACAGGAACGCCACGTCACCGTTCGTCAGATGCTTCGCAGCGTTGTTGAACGCGTGCGCGGTCACAGCCATCGGCTACGCCGCCTTCCTGTTGGATTGGGCCACGTCAACTCCTCAACGCCGAAACGGGTGGTAACGGGGCGGCCCGCACAGCGGCAGACGAACCGCCCCGCGCTCGGTTACTTGGAAGCCGGCTGGCTCGACTGACCGGACTTCGCCTTCACTGCCTCCGCCGCGCGGGACTTCGCGTCCTGCGCCTGCGCGTGCAACGCGTCCGCCTCCGCCTGCAACCGGTCCGCCTCCGCCTGCGCCAACGAACCCGGCGCGGCGAACGCCGGCTGCGGCCCCTGCGTCAACCGTTCCGCCTGCTCCGCGGTGAGAGAGACGATGTCGCCTTTCTCATACGTCGCGACCAGGTTGTTCTTGTCGTCGTACTCGTGGAAGACGTCGACCAGCTGCTCGTACTCGCCGGCCTTCGCCGTCTCGGTGCGTGCCATCAGAAAGGTTCCTTTCGGGGAACGTCGAAGGTCAGATGCCGGTGATGACCGTCGCGGCCAACGGCTGATCGACGAAGATCGCGGTCGACCGGATCACATCCGACCGCCACGTCTCCGCCTCACGCCGCCACAGGTACGTCGGCGTCGCCTGCAACGGCCGCTCGTCCGCGTAACCGCCGACCTTCTTCGACTGCAACAGGATCGCGGTGCCCGCGCTGATCGCGTAGGTCTGCTTCACGTCCAACCCGACGAACGGGAAGTTGATTCGCCCCGTCAGCAGCGGGTTCTGGTCCGCGACGTTACCGACATACACCGACGTCAACTCCGACGACGTCATGATGTTGTTCGCGTCGGTCGGGTTCACGACCAGCGTGTCCGGCATGAACCCGCGCTTCGCGTCCAGGATCAGCTTGCGGGCGGCGAGGATGTCCTTACGGATGTGGCTCGACGTCCCCCAGCCGGTCGACGCCGCGAACGTGTTCACGCTGGTGTTGTTGATCAACGCGTTGATGAACACCGTGTCGAAGTCGAGGACCAGCGTTTCCCGGACCTGGGAGACCTGGACGTTGACCAGGTCGACCTGGTTACGGTCCTTCATCTCCTGAGAGATCGCGACACCGAGACCGCGCTTACGGACACGCTGCGCCTTCGGGGTGCCGAGGGAGTTCGCGGCGAGCGGGATGTCGCCGTACTCCTCGACGTACTCCGACGTGCTGTTGGAGAACAGCGGCGTCGACTCGTAGTAGACGACACTTCCGCCGGTCGGGGTGCCAGCCGCGCGCAGGATGTCCTGGCTGATGAACAGCTGGTTGATCTCGTCGAGGATCAGAGCAGGGATGTACAGCGGGTCAGCGAGCATAGAGGCGACGGTCAGGGTTGGGCTGTCCGTCGTGGCGAAGATGTTCTGTGTCATCGCGCCGGGTGTCCTTTCATGGGAAAGGCCCCGACGCTGCGGGGCCTTGACAGGGTGGTTGCGCCTGACCGGCGCGAGGTTGGATCAGGCGCGGTTGAGCCGCATGGTGCCGACGGTGGTGCCGCTGCTGGTGACACCACCGGCCTGGTCGCAGTAGCCGACGATCAGGTCAGCCGCGTCGGTGCCGGACACCCACGGGGTGACCTTGCCGGACGCGGCGGCCTTGAGCGCGGCGCCGTCGTTGGCGTTCGCCGCGAACGTGACAGGGATGCCGCCGCCTTCGACGAGGACCGTCGCGGACGGAGGCAGCGGGTAGACGAGGGTCGCGGACTGTGTGGCGTTCGTCGCGTCGATGAGCGCGACACCACGGACCGTCGTCGAACCGGCGGCGGCGACACCGACCGGCCGTTGCGTTGCCGTGCCGGACGCGGCGCGGGCCTCGACGAGCTGCCCGCCCGCGACGGCTTCGACGACGTCGCACGTGATCGTGCGGCCCATGAACTTGGGGACGATTCCAGCCATGACGGCTTCTCCTTCTCAGGGGGTGGGGACGGGGTTGCCGTCAGCGGATTCCGGCGGCGTGCCGGTGGGCGCGGATCTGGTCCTGCCGCGTCTTCGCGGCTTCCTCGTCCGGTTCGGGGGACTCGCCGACCACGGACAGGTCGATCAGCCCCTTGTGCGCGTCGAGCATCTTGCGGATGTCGGTCGCGGCGGCGTCACGCACCGACTCGACGGTCGTCTCGGTGTTCGCCAGGTCGATGAACCCGGTCGGGGTGTCACCGCCGCACCACGGCGCGGCCAGGTCGAGCAGATGCGACGGGACACCCTTGTGCAGCCAGTCGGCACGTTCGGCCGCCCAGGCGTTGCGGCGGGCCTGCTCCTCGAGTGCGGCGGCGCGGGCGTTGGCCTGCTCGGCGCGGGCGTTCGCCAGGTCGATCTTCTGCTGCTGCTCGGCGGTCAGCTCGGCGGTGACCGGCTCGCCTTCGTTGGCGAGGGCTTCGAGCGCGGCGATCTCCTCGGCGGTGAGCTCGTCGGCGGGTTCGGTCGTCGTCTTCGATGCAGCCAGTTTCGCGACGATCTCGTCTTCGGTGGCCGTGTCGGTCAGCCCGAGAGCCTTACCGATCTTGGCCAGGAACGACGGCTTCTCTTCCGGCATTTCAGGCTCCTTCGGGGTGTAGTCCTCCGCCGTCAGGTCGACGGTCGGAACGTCGGGGTCGGTTGCGAGGTCAACGGCCTGCCACGGCGTCATGCCGGGCACCCGCGGGTCGAGGGTGCCGAGGACGTGCTGCACGGCGACGGGGAACGTCTTGCCGTCAGCGCGGGCGAGGTCTTCGACGAGCCGGGCGGAGACAGGCAGGTCCGGGTTGTCGTCGATGAGTTTCACGCCGTCGTCGGTGAGGTCGACAACCATGTCGAGACCGGCGTCGGTGAGTTCGAGGGCGCGGACGGTGCCGCGGGCGCGTTCGGGGTCGACGTTGTGCTTGTTGTTGCCGTCAGCGATCTGGAACTTGACGGTGTCGTAGGCCCGGTTGTTGAACGAGTCGACGATCTTCGCGAGGTAGTCGCGGGTGAAGTCGAGCCGGCGGGTCTGGCCGGTCGCCGGGTCGGTGTAGTCGATGCCACCGATCGGCAGGACCTGCTTGCGGCGGAGCCGGCCGCCGACGTTGCTGGCGGGGCCGGTTGTGGTGGGGGTGAGGACGGCGCTGGTCAACGTCGGCTCCTATCGGGTGGTTCGGCGGATGTGCAGGTGTTGTTTGCCGGCGACGTGGACCCGTTGGACGTGGACGCCGTGCCCTGCGCTGCGGACACGTTCGCTGACCTGTTGTGCGGTCGCGACCATGCCTTTGCCGTGGAGCAGGGCGTGCCCGTCGGTGGTGACGGCGCGGGTGGCGCGTTCGACCGCGGACGGTAGGGCGGCGTCGATCCGGACCCAGCCGTGCCGGTAGCGGTGCGGGCCTGCGGGCATCGTCAACGACGGCCCGTCGTTCGTGTCGGCGACGGGTGTCGCGAGGTCGACGGTGCCGTCCGTGTTCCACGTGGCTGGCAGCAGGTGTTCGGCGTTCAACGCTTTCGCGCGGCGTCGGATGTAGCGGCGGACCGTGGCGTGGTCGCCTTTCGCGCGGCCGACGGCACGAACCGCTTTACGCAGCTCGATGGTGTTACGGATCGGGAACCGGCCGCCAGGCAACGCGGCGCCACGTTTCGCGGCGGTCATCCGGGCGGCGGTGCTCAGCGATGCCAGGTCGATCACGTTGGCCGGGGCGGCGGTCAAGTTGGCGTGCGCCTTCGCGCGCAGCGCCTCCCAATGCGCCAGCGACTTCGCTGCGCGTGCCCGGGTCGCGGCTGTCACGTTCCCTTCGCCGCGGGCCCATCGCTGCACGGTGCCGATCGCGAGCTGCACCGCCTCGGACTCGCTGTGCCCCTTGCGTTTCAGCGCGTTGATGATCGCGCGCAGGTAGGGGTCGAAACCGCCGCCACGGGTGACGAAGTTGTCCCCGCCGTGCCCGGTCGGATGAACGTCACATGGCCCGTTTCCTGTGCAGACACCGGCCACGTTTCGCCTCCGTCAGTTCTCGTGTTGCCGTAGATGCGCGCGTACCGCAGCAGCCAGTGACTCGTCATCGACCGCGACCCGCAGCCACGCGCCGTCCGGCTCGGTCCGTAGCGGCACCCGCACGAAGTACGGTCGGCCACCGCACAACACGCACGGGATCGTGACCGGGATCGACACCGCGACCGGCATCAGCGAACCTTCGGGACCAGCCGCATCGGGGACAGCGCCCACGCCATCCGGGTGCGGAAGACCTGCTCCTCACGGCGCCGGTCGTCAACCTCGCGTGTCCAGATCTTCACGCCACCGCCACCTTCCGTTGAACCTGCTCGCCGACCATCCGCGCGCCCGCGAACGCCGCAACAGGACGGCACCGACAACGCGGATGCACCGACCCGGGCAGGCCGATGGCCGGCGGGTCGAAAATTGAGAAGTTTTTGCCGTCAGTCTCAGCACATTCGGCGGAGGTCCGGCCGTCCATCACCGCTTTCCAGCCGAGCAACCCCGACCGGTGTGTCACCGCCGCCCGGTCAACCGTCTGCGCGGCCCTTGCCCGGTTGTCCTGCGCGGCGAGATGCGCGACGGTGAACCGTTGCTCGGCGGCGAGCGCCTCTTCCAGCGTCTTCCCCGCGGCCATCGACGCTTTCACCCGGTCGGCGGCGGCGAGCAGGTACGCGGCCCGGTACGCCGGTTCCGCTGCCCGCACCGCGCGTTCCGCCGGACCCGCGACTGTGCGGGCGAGTCGTGACGGTGCCTGCTCGATGAGCCTGCGCGCGACGGGTTTCGTCACTGTGGCGAGGGTCGCGAACCCGGCGACAAGCCCGGCGAGCGGCATCGTCGAGGCGAGCATCGTCGCGAGCGCCGCGACCTGCTGCTGCGATGGCTGCTGCTGGGGGGCGGGTTGGGTCATGCCGCCGGCACCGGCTGCACACCGGCCTGCCCACGCTGCACGATCCGCACCCCAGCGTTCACCGCACCGTGCAACCCCGCCACCGTCGGGGACGTCGCACCTACCGGCGGGGCCAGCATCGCTTTCTGCTCGGCCTGCTGGATCGCGACCCGAACCTTGTCCGTGTCCAAATCCAGGTAGCCCGCGATCTGCAACGCCAGCTCGTCGACGAACTCGTTCGGCAGCAACGTCCCCGACGGCGCCGCCGCCAGCCCTTTCAGGAAGTCCATCTGCTCCTGCGCGGTCGCCCGGTCGATCGGCCCCAACGTCACCCGCGGCACCACCGCACCCGGCCCCTTGTTGACCAGCACGAACGGCCGGACCACCTGCGCGCGGAACGTCGCCGCGATCTCCCGCGCCGAGGCGTCCTGCGCCTGCGTGAAGAAATCCGACTGGTCCTTGCTCAACGCGAACGACCCGCGGCCCTGCGTCGCCGCACCCGCCAACCCCAGGAACCCCGCCAGGATCGACGACAGCATCTCGTCATCCAGGTAGGCGAGCGCATCCTTGAAAAACATGCCGGAGTCGGTCGCGTTCAACACTGTCAACGTCGACTCGTCCGAGATCGCCGCGACCCCACCGGAGGACAGTTTCGACAGCGTGTCAGCGACGGTCTGCTCATGCCCGGCCTGGGTTTGCGCGATCACCCGCTGCACCGCCGCGCCTTTGAGGAACGTCATCCACAGCCAGCGGATCTTCTGCTTGTCCTGATAGCAGCGCAACGCCGCCTGCAACTCGGACACGCCACGGACCGGGTTACGTTCCCTGCCGTGCAGGAACACCGCCGCTTTCACCGCCGGGATCTGCACCCACGTCGGTTTCTTCCCGTACTTGTCGGTGCGGCTGCCCCACCAGGTCATCTGCTGCTTGAACCCGGTCAACGTCCCCGACCCCGGGTCGCGGGTGACCGCGCACGAGTCCGGTGACCGCCACGCCAACCGCGAATACGTGTACTGCCCGTCGATGACGGTCCACAACTTCTCGAGGAACGTCGCCCGGTAGATCAGCGACTGCGCGGCCTGCCCGATCGTCTCCTCGATCGGGTCGCCGAGCCCGTCGATCATCCGGTTGCACGCCTCGGCCTCACCGGTGTCACCGTCACCCGGTTTGATCGTGAGCGGCGCGCCGCGCAGCGGCAACGTCAACGCCTGTTCGGCGGCGCGGGCCTTCCCGTCGGTGTCGAGCATCGCCTCCATGTCAGCGGCTCGCCACTCGGTGGAGAAGTCGATCAGGTCACCGGTTTCGGTGTCGAACCCG